GGTACCTATAGGTACGGACAGACATGGACATCCCCCTTTAAGGGGGTGTCCTGATGTCCATAGGGTACCTAAAAGTTTTCTGGGGGTAATTGTAGGTGGAAAACTTAGTGTAAGCTGACTGACTGACACAAGTACAATCTGGGGGGGGACTATACCCTATCCCCCCGATAAACCGAACAATTGTTCGGATTGCTTAGGGTACCTCAGAAAATCGATTTTATTTTGGACAAAAAAAAGAGCGGCGGCTGCCGCTCTAATTTCTAAATGATGCGCTGCCCTATGACAGCGCGACTATTCTATTTTGCCACCATTCAAATAGATCATCTTCTAATCCAGACCAAATAGATGGTGCGCCAATTCTATTCTCTGGAAGCATTGTCGTTCCACTAGTTTCAGTCTCAATAGTTTGTAAAACTTGGTAACGTGTTAGGTCAGTGCCATCGCCATAGCTTGCACCATTGGATTGTTGAGTATGAGTGACTACAGCGTTTTCGCCAACGCGGTTTCTAATTTCAGACACGGCGGCACGAACACGTTGTTCACTACATCCTGTGGCGTCAATAATATCGCGTGTCGTTGCGCCATTCTCTGAACGCATCATAGTATACTGAACGCCAACGCGAGAACCATTTCTAAATGGCGCTGTTGGCGTTTCAATAGTTGTGGAAGTTTCGCCATGCTCAAATCTATTTTGAACTGTCCAAGTAACAAAGTTGTTTAGGAATAATAACCAATTCCAGATTTTGTTTGCTTCAATAGTGCCACTATGTTGACGAAACTCAATAGTGCCTCTACGCCATGTGTCCAAGTTAACAGCATAAAACTTGCCATGATTTAATTGTTGGATGTTTGTAGCATTGGCAATTTTGGTGGCGTTCAATGGTTGGCAATATCTATTGTTGGTTCTTGAACGTGGGAACATGCCATTGATTAAATCTTGCTGTCGTTCCCAACGAAAAAACAAATCTTTAACTATTGGGAAGTCAAAGGTTTCGCCATGTTGAGATAAAAAACGATTAGTTTGTTCAGTATGTGCAATGCTATCCCCTGTGAAACGTGCCGCATGCGTTGTGTCAGATAGTGGCGCATTGCCAATATGGACATGTAAACCACACGATGTATTGATGCGGCAACCTATGTCGTTCAATACTCTACAAACACTTTCTAAATATTGTTTGGCTGTCTGACATGGCACTATTGGCGGCAATACTATTTCAGCGTCAACGCTAGGTGTGCCATCTGGTTTTACTTTGCAACCCTTTATTCCATTGTCATCTAATGCACGTTGCGCGGTTGATACTGAAACGCCATGCGTTTCTATTTCTATTCCACCTGATAATAATAAGGTCATTTTATTTCTCACTTTCTTTTTTTATTGATCTATTAATTTTTGTAATTGCTTCATGTTTAACCAACGATTGGTTGGATTACTTCTATGTGCATATTTTGCACGGCGTTGTGAAATCTTTTCACGACAGTTTTCAAAACCACGATAGCGCATGCCTAGCATCCAACTTTTAACGTTTTGTGATGGTGGTTTTTTATCAGTAATAAAGTCTAACATTTCATCGTGAAACTTTTCACTATGACTTTTAGGATTATGACCTAGTGCTAGACTAGGTATTGCCATATGATCGTCTTCAAAATTAGAAAATAGATTTTCTATTTCTTCAGTTGGTAGGTCTATTGTAAAATCTTCCATTTTTCTCACTTTCTTTTTTTGTCTATATATATAAAGTATAAAATTTTTTATATTATCGCAAGTAAAAAACACTAAAAAACACTAGAAAATAGCAAAAATATTCGGATTATTTTGTTGGCTGCTTACCAGCTAAACACCAGCTAAAATCAAAATTGTTCGGATTTTTCTGGTCCTGACCGGGCTGCAGCCGGGTGTAAAATGTATATAAATAAGGAGATATATACATATATCCCGAACCCCGACCCCGAAACCCCGAGTCCCGAACCCCGAATCCCGATCGATACCGGGTCGATACCGGGCAGGCTCCGGGTCGAAAGCGAACAATTGTTCGGGTTATTACCGGGTCGACAAAAAAAATTTTAATTTTTACCGGGTCGATGCTGGTGCTGCGGGGGTCGATACCGGGTAAAAATCGACAAAATACCGGGTCGACAGCCCGATAACCCGAACAAATGCTCGGGTTATGCCCCGGTCGAGCTGCTGCTGGCAGAGCCTGCACCGGGTTGACTCTCAATAAAATCGACCATTTAATTAATATATACCGGGTTGAAGGCGCAGTAACCCGAACAATTACTCGGGTTATCCCGAAAATCAACCCCGAACCCCGACTCGACCCGGCGCGCAGCCAAAAATCGATGTTGGTTCTGGGAATCCCTCAGCGCCCCCGCAGTAACCCGAATAATTTTTCGGCTTATCGACCCCGAAACCCCTCCTGTACCCCCGCCTCCGCCAAAAAAAACGGGGCTACAGGGCGGATGACCGCCCCCGCCAAGCTCTCAAACTACTCTGCTGGCTCCTGACTATAGTCCGTTATAGGATTTTGTTCGGGTTTTGGGATGTTTTCCGCTGGCGTGACATCAATCATACGATTTTTAGCACGATCCATAAACTCTTGCAGTTGTTCAACGATTTGCTCCCGATTGAGGTTTTCAACATGTTCGTGCGTTACATGGCTCCGAGCGACCATGAGGCCAGTTACTTTGAGCCTAAGTTCCTCGGCTTTTATCGCTGCCCCGTAGTTACCAACTTGCCAAGCCTCGTCCCGTAAGCGTTGCATATCCCGAACAGATTTGGTGACTGATACCCCGTACTTGGCTTCAAGCTCTAAGCGCATCTCCTCCATGCGTTCTTTTACTCGTGGGTGATTGAGGAGCTGCACAGCGGAAACGTTCGGGTTTTTGTATCCAGCATCTCTAGCTGCTGCCGTCTGTGTCATGTCCTTGTGGATGTAGTTATCGAGAAACTTCTGCTGCGGTGGCGTAAGTCTCTTTTCTCCTTTAGCTATCTGTTCCCCGACTTTTGGCATACTGCTCCCCGGTGTTATCCCGAACAATTTATCGTTATCCGCTGCTGCGGTCAAGTGGGTGCTGGATTGGTCAGGGCCAGTCAGGGCCAGCATTAAAATTACGTTAGGGGGGGTTTGGTATATACCCCCCCCTATAAGGGGGGTGACGTAGGTAACGTAAAATAACTAATTGATTTTATTACATTATTTACGTCAAATGAACTTTTTGACGTAAGTGACGTAAAACCGTAAACCATTGATATTATTACACATTTTACGTTACGTTACTTACGTCAACTTTTGACGTGATTTTTTTTGACGTAAATTATCGTTTAAAATCAATGAGGGTACTTTTCATAAATTATTTTATATTTTTTCTTGACTATACCAATTTTTAGTATACTATTTGAATTATCTTAGAGAAAGGAATTATCCAAATGGGATACACAAATAAAAAAACTCGTATCGTCCGAGATCTAGAAGGCGACATTTTCGATAGCAACCATGTATCAAGAAGGTTCTTTCGTTGTTGGTTAGATGGCTCATATTTGGGCGAAGATCATTATCGCGCTAATCGTGCGTATTTACGCGGTCAACTTATGGAACATGGGCTAGGCATCAAATTGGAAACAGCCATCCGTGGATGGGTTATCCATGAGTATGCACGTTTTACCGCTTACGATGCTTATTGTTCAGTAGGTTATGCCAAGACAATTGTGGCACAACATATTCGTTCTTTGCCTAATCCGTTAGGTGCTGACTTACTTGCGACCTACACAGATTTATTAATTTCTGATGCACTTGATTTGATTGATGATGAGATTAAGGAACATTTGAGAGAGGTAGCGGCATAATGAAAAGATACTATGTAGACTACCACCCTAATAAAAATAATAATTTAGTTAGAAGTATTTATTTATATGCGTATAGTCCAGAGCAAGTTCGTGAAATGATGGCTGACTATTACGTGATTACAGTAGATCAAACAGATTAAGGAAAATTAAAATGTATTATCTAGCATATGGAATGAACACAAGCCGCGATGCTATGGCGGTGAGGTGTCCGAAGGCAAAACCAATGGGCGGATTTTATCTGCCCAACCACCGTTTGATTTTTCGGGGCGTGGCTGACTTCCGCTACGACCCCGATTGTGTGCTTCCTGTGGTATTGTGGGAGATTACTAACGAATGCCTGATTGCGTTGGATAGGCTTGAAGGCTACCCGACTTTATACAATAGGCGCAAGATCAACGGCAATTGGATCATTTATGACATGAATGGCGACAAGGGAAACTTGCGGCATCCGTCAAGCGGCTACTACGATATGATTGAGAGCGGCTACAAAGATTTCGGTCTTGATGATTGGTATTTGAGAGCGGCAAGAGAGGATGCTTCTTTCAATGAGGCAAAGCGAAGGGAGACAGCGTGATGGATATTTCAAACATGTATATTTCAAAAGACATTCCAGATAGTCTGGAGGTTATCTGGGGCGCATTATACGAGGTGCGTGAAAATTTAATCCCAGAAGGTGACGAGAGTTACGACAAGCAATGGGGAGACATTTGTTTTGCCATGAACCGCATTACCGCTGAGTTGGGTTATGATTTGTGTTCAAATGGCGATTTAGTTTGTGTCAAGCCCGACATGAAAAGGGGGTGATATGATTGGTTGGCAAGATTGGGCTATCTCGGCAATTACCTTTATTGCCGTGATGCTCTGGATTGTAGGGGTTGTTCTTCAATGGTGGTAGACCCCGACATATCCCGAATAATATGAAGCCCCCGATTAGTCGGGGGTTTTTTTGTGACCACCGTGCAGCCGGGATTGAACCCGAACAATTTGTCGGATTATTTAGTTTGCATCGCTGCCAACAAACTTTTCCTTGCATTACTATATTTAGCATATTATAGTAATTTTTGCAGAAAGCATAAGGTCTGTACCTTTCTGCCTCACTTAACTATATGCCCCTCAGTCTCCTATCTGAGGGGTTTTTTTTATTTATTTAAAAAAGTTTTGTTTAAAAACATATACTTGTAAATTTTTTTTTTGCGACCCCGCAAAATTAAAAAAGCGTGTGGTAAAAATAAATTATAAATCACACTAAGGAGCAAAAAAAATGCATAACGGACTTTACGAAATTAGCCCACATCAAAAAATTAAATCAAGGACTCTAATAAGTTATTCTTTAGATAAAACAGTCAACAAAGCTTTTAAAAATGCTTTTATGACTTGGATTGAAATGGATGAAAATGATGACATTATTAAATCATATAGACGCTTTACTGGTGGTAAGGTGTTTAAAAAAGATATGACATTGCTTAAAGAATTTTTTAACGCACAAGCTGACAAAGTTATTGCGGAAAAACAAAAAGCAATAAAATATATTGAAGAAAACTTTACATATGATTTTGACAAAAATCATTTTATAGCTGACCCAAAACTATCGTGTAAATTTATGCAGCAAGCGATAGATCAATGTGAGGCTGCTCGAAAAACTGTTAATAAAATATTGACTCTACAAATTTCTTAATAAAAAAAATTTACTCTGCCCCCAGCTTTCATATCTGGGGGTTTTTTTATTTATAAATTTATTTATTTTTTTCTTGACATATTTATAAATTAGTTTATTTTTTGCTAAATCTAGCATAATTGAAAGGAATAAAATCATGGGCTTAGATATGTATTTAAGAGGTGACAAGTTCATCAGCAAGTGGGATTTCTCACAAAGTCAAGAGGACGGTAGACCGTTGGAAGTGAAGCGACCTGTCGTTGATGGGTTTGAGGTAAGTGAACAAGTTCTCGATCTTGGAACGTGGCGCAAGTTCGCACCGTTGCACAATTTTATTGTCAAAGAATTTGCTAAAGGCGAAGACAACTGTCAACCAATTCATTTGGAAGCTAAAGATTTGCGCAAGATTGCAAAAGCATTGCGTAAAAACGAATTACCAAAAAACGATGATTGTCATGGCTTCTTTTTTGGCGGTGACGAGTGGTGGGATGAATTACGTTCCCAAGGCGATGAGCATGCCAAGTTATTTGACAAGGCTGCTGATTGGGTTGAATCAAGTTCTTTGAACACCGTTAGCTATGTGGCAAGCTGGTAAGGGGGCTGACATGATTAATAAAGATTCAATTAAGGCTTATAACAAGTTTTACAAGCCGTTGAAGGGTGCAAAGATTGTAGACTTTAACATGGTCAAATGTGAGTTTGACCCTGATACCTATTGGCCGACTTTTACCATGCAAAAGGGAACCGACAAATTTAACTTTGTTCTTTCTCAGGATGAGGAAGGCAATGGCGGTGGCTTTGCTTTCATTGAGGATGTGAAATGATGTCTAAATGTAAAAAATGCGATGGTGAGGGCAAGGTTGGAATTGAAATTTTTGTCCCTCAAAATTTTGACCGCGATGTGGGATATATTGACCATATGATGGTTGAATGCCCCGAATGTGGTGGTAGTGGAGAAGAGGAGTGTGAAGATGAGTGAAGATTATGTTCCTAAAATTGGTAATCGTATGGGTTTTATTGAAACCATTAGCGATACTTTGGGAGTTTACAGACTTGTTGTTGAAGAAGATAAAGAACCTGCAGTTGCTAAAAATGGGGTTGGGTTTGAAGAAAAAATGATGTGCCGAGAGGCTATTGAGCATATCAAGCACTCTGACTTGTATCATTTAGATGATGATTTCAGTGAAATGCTAAAAGAGTGGGCAGATCAATATGACGATATTGCGTTTACAGAAATGCGTTTTAGTAAATTTACCCGACCACCTTCAAGATTGTGTTATGTTCGTTATGCCTCAATTGAAACGCATTTGGGAAATAAAGATGTACAAAATATTGGTTTGTTAACTGAGTATTTTGAAGATGGCATGACTTCAGTAAAAGCATGTTCTCCATTGTCTCCACCAATTGTATTTGGCGCTTATCATCCCGATAAAGGTATTTTCTTTAACAGTAAAGATAATCCAGATGATTGGGATAAAGTAAAAAAAGACGCCATTTCAAACATAATTTTGGAACTTGCGGGTTGTTTTGAGTTAATTAATAATCCTCGCTTTACTGTATCAGAAGCAGCGGGAACAAGAGCGCAACGTAAACAAATGAAGCGTGAACAGAACATTCCTTTAGAGGTTTGGCATAAGATTTCGTGGAATGTTGATGAAACCACAGTAGTGGCAAACGAGAAAGATGGTGGCGGTTGGCGTATGCCTCTTCATTATACAAGAGGACACCCTCGAAAAGCTGAACCGCATCATAAAAACGTGATGTACAAAGACGGTAAGCCGTACAAATGGATTGAAGG